GATCCGGTGATTGCTTCATCACCCGCATACCATGACCGTCCGCCTCAGCGGCTTTTGCTGAACCTCTCCGACACTACCGCAGATTTGGCTCCGCCTCTTAGGAACTGATGGTTCGCAGACTCACCGCTGGAGTGGAGAGTCAGGAGCGAACCAGTCTCTGAAATGGGATTTTTCGGACCGGGGAATTATGGCTCGATTCCAAAACGTTTATTGATGGTATTGGAGTAGTAAGAGCGCCATTCCGGGCGCAGATCGGAGAGAATTTTGGTTTGTGTCCCTTGACCGGCTTCTCCGGCATGTAGCCTTAAGCTATTCAAAAACTTATTGGTTATGCCGGCAGTGGGTTTAGGTCCGGGTCAATTTCCCGTCTATAAAAGAACTGCCTCGACCGCGTGATGTCCTGGCCCGGCTAAAAACCTCATCTTGCCTAGCCACTTAGCAAGCCGTGGCGGGTTTATGAATTTACCGCGCATGGGCGTGCGAGGAGCGGGCGGACATCGTGCGAGCCTTTGGTCCGCTCGACGATTAGAAACGAAAAGAGGGCGTTGACAAATTATATATTAGTGATATAAACAACATCATCATGATCGCAGATTGGTCAAGTGCTTCTGGTGGGCGGAGGTAAACGGACTCGCAGCATTTGTCAAGGTAACATTTGAGCTACTCGGCAGCATTGGACTTGCGAGTCATCAAATTGAACACGTAATGATGTTGCTACTTTAGTATCGAGTGATTTTATTGCTCTAGGCATACCGGACGGCAGCGGCCGTCGCGAGGTGAATAATGACATCGATGGCGTCTCGGGCCGCGATGGCGAGCCCGACACGGCCATGGCCGGCCGAACGGGTCGAGCTTTGGCCGATCGAACGATTGATACCTTATGCGAACAACCCGCGGCTTCACAGCGCCGCCGACATCGAGAGGATCGCAGCCTCCATCTTGCGATGGGGATGGACCAACCCGGTTCTGGTCGACGAACAAGGCATACTGATCGCCGGTCACGGCAGGGTGGCCGCTGCGGCGAAGTTGGGGCTGATGGTACCGATCCCAGTGATCGTCGCGCGCGGCTGGAGCGAGGCGGAGAGGCAGGCCTTTCGCGTGACCGATAACGAACTGGCGGCGCGGGGGAGTTGGGACCCCGATCTGCTGCGCAATGAGCTGCGGGATCTCAAATTTAGCGGTTTTGATCTCGATCTGATCGGCTTTGAACCGGATCGGCTTGAAGAGATCCTGGCCGGGTTGCGACCGAGCGGTCTGAGCGATCCGGACAGCGTTCCGGATGTCCCCGAGCAACCCGTCACTGGGCACGGCGATGTCTGGCGGTTGGGAGACCACCGCGTCGGTTGTGGTGACAGCACCAATGCGGCGAATGTCGAGCCGGTGCTGGCCGGAGCGCAGCCCCATTTGATGGTGAGTGACCCCCCTTATGGGGTCGGCTATGATCCCACCTGGCGCGCGCGCCGTGGGGTCAGTTCCGGCAAGCTCGCGCAAGGCAAGGTGCTCAATGATCACCGCGCCGACTGGCGGCAGGCCTTTGCGTTGTTTACCGGGGATGTTGCTTATGTCTGGCACGGGGCGCTGCACGGCGATGTGGTCGGCGGTGATCTGACCGCTTGCGGGTTTGAGCTGCGCGCTCAGATCATCTGGGCCAAACCGCATTTCACCCTCGGCCGGGGCCACTACCACTGGCGCCATGAAACCTGCTGGTACGCGGTGCGCGAGGGCAAGGCGGGCCACTGGCAAGGTGGCCGCAAACAAACCACCGTGTGGGAGATCGCCAACAATAATCCGTTTGGCAATCGACAGCGCGAGCAAACCTGGGGGCATGCCGCGCAAAAGCCGGTCGAGTGCATGCGCCGTCCGATTGTCAATAATAGTCGGCCTGGTGAGCTGGTTTATGACGCGTTTCTCGGTTCGGGCACGAGCCTGATCGCGGCCGAAATGACCGGTCGCATCTGCTGTGGTCTCGAGATCAGTCCGGCTTATGTCGATGTTATCGTGCGACGCTGGCAAGCTTTTACCGGGCGGTGCGCGATCCATCAAGCCTCGGGTCAGTCATTCGACGAGCGCTGCCAGGATCCAAATGTATCAGGCTCGGCCGATGGCTAGAAAACCGTTTGTCGTCACTGATGCGATACGCGAAAAGGTGCGCCATCTGGCCGGGCTTGGCGTTCCCCAGGACGATATCGCCAAGATTGTCAGATGCTCGCCAAAAACATTGCGCAAGCGGTGTCGTGATGACCTCGACTGCGGGGTCGCCGAGGCCAATGCCATCGTTTCCGGCTGTTTGTTCGCCGCTGCCACCAAAAGTGGCAATGTCACGGCACAGATTTTCTGGTTGAAGACACGGGGTCGTTGGCGGGAACGCGACGTGTCCGACGACCGGGCGGCGGACGGCGACACCGAAGCGAATTCACCGGTGGTCCTCGTGCTGCCCGACAACGGCCGAGACCCGGAGCTGGTGGGCATTCGAGAGAATAACTTCAAACGAAAACGCCGGCGCTGAGATCGCGCACCCCTCGATCTATTGCAAGGGCGCTTTGTGCAGACCGGGAAAATAGAGTGGATGCTCTGCCGACTGGCACCGGTTTCGCTGGCGCCGCGCAACATACAACCTCAATAGTCGAAGCATGAGATATGGCATTTCCATTTGCGGCGAAAATCGCGGCGCAGTCCGGACCGCAGACCGCGTTTCTGCGCAGCGGTGCCGACATCTGCATCTACGGCGGCGCGGCGGGTGGCGGGAAGACGGCCGGACTGATCCTGGAGCCGCTGCGCCATGTCGGTCGGGTCGCCAATTTCACCGCCGTCTTTTTCCGGCGCACGATGCCGCAGATTACCAACCCCGGCGCGCTCTGGGATGAGAGCCTGAATTTTTACCCGCGGCTTGGCGGCACCCCGCATCTGCGGATGCGCGAGTGGCGCTGGCCGCGCGGCGGCAAGATCAAGTTCTCACACCTGCAATTCGAAACCACGGTTTATGACTGGCAGGGCGCACAGATTACGTTGATCTGCTTTGATGAACTGACGCATTTTTCGGCCCACCAATTCTTTTATATGGTGAGCCGCAACCGCTCGACCTGCGGGGTGCGGCCTTATATCCGCGGGACCTGCAACCCGGACGCCGACTCTTGGGTCGCCGACTTTCTGTCCTGGTGGATCGACCCGGAGAGCGGGCATCCGATCCCGGAGCGGGCCGGGGTGCTGCGCTATTTCGTCCGCATTGCGGAAAAAATCGTGTGGGCCGATCGACCCGAAGAACTGATGAAATACCTGCTCCAGGGACAGGAATTGCCGCCGGGCATCGACCCGCCGCTGCCGATGAGCGTCACCTTCATCCCGGCGACGGTCTTTGACAATCCGGCGCTGCTGCGGGTCAACCCGGAATATCTCGCCTGGCTGTTGTCCTTGCCGACCCTCGAGCGCGAGCGGCTGCTCGCCGGCAATTGGAAGATCCGGCCCGCCGCTGGGCTGTATTTCAAACGGGAGTGGTGTGCCGTTGTCGACCAAGCTCCGGCCGACCTCGACATGGTTCGTTATTGGGATCTCGCGGCCACCGAGAAAACCGAGTTCAACGACCCGGATTGGACCGTCGGCGTCAAGCTCGGCCGCGATCGGAGCGGCGGCTATTGGCTATTGGATATGGTGCGGGTGCGCGCCAACCCGGGCGACGTCGAACAGTTGTTGCTCAATATTGCCAAGCACGACGGCAAACAAGTCCGCATCGGGTTTGGCAAGGATCCGGGGCAGGCCGGCAAGAGCCAGGCGCAGCATCTGGTGCGGGCGCTGAGCGGCTTCACGGTGCGGTCGGCAACCGAAAGCGGCGACAAGCTGACGCGGTTTGGGCCGTTCAGCTCGCAGTGTCGCGCCGGCAATGTGAAGATCCGGCGGGGGTCATGGAACGAGGAGCTGTTCCGCATTCTCGAAGGCTTCCCCGATCTCGCGCATGACGATGAGGTCGACGCTTGCAGCGGCGCCCTGGAAATGCTCAATCCACACATGAACAGCTGGGGCCTCTT